GCTGATTGATGTAACCGCAACGCCCGACAGTGTTGACCAGACTGGAGCTGTTCCGTTTGATGTCAAGATCTGGCCACTTGTGCCGATACCCAGTTTGCTGAGCGCTGATCCTGACGTGTAGTACAGCATGTCTCCCGCGGTGTACGCGCTGAGTCCTGTGCCTCCGTTGCCAGTCGCCAATGTCCCCGTCACGCCAGTTGTTAGTGGCAATCCCGTAGCATTTGTTAACGTTCCAGAGCTTGGTGTGCCGAGCGCACCACCGTTAACCACAAACGCACCTGCTGAGCCAACGTTAACCGCGAGTGCTGTTGCAACGTTAGATCCCAAACCTGATACGCCGGTGCTGATTGGCAGGCCTGTTAGGTTTGTTGCCGTGCCAGAGCTTGGCGTGCCAAGAGCACCGCCGTTGACCACAAACGCGCCTGCTGCGCCAACGCCATTTGATAGCGCTGTTGCGACGCCAGTTCCCAGGCCTGTAATAGACCCAATTGCCGGTGTTACTGTTGTATTGCCTGCTAGGGTTAACTGACCCTGAGCGTTGACTGTAAATGTTCCTACTTGCGTTGCGGATCCATAAGATCCCGCTGTAACTGCTGTGTTTGTAATGCTGAACTGTGTGCCAGTTAGCGTGAGTCCTGTACCCGCTGTGTATGTTCCCGCTCCGGAGAACTGGACCCAGGTAACTGCCGTTGTGCCTAAAGTGCCCCCTGGGTCAACCGTACAGACCCAACCCGTGTCCCCTTGCAGCGTTCCCTCTTCCACAAACACATACGCAGAGACAAGTTGGTTCCATGTGTTTGCGTCGGTTGTTCTTGTCCAACCACCAGAGCTAGACAGATAAATACCATTTTGTGATGCTGTTGTCTGATTCTTTACCAACACACGACTTGCAGAAGTCGTAATGCCATCAAGTGTCTGCTCACCTGATAATGTTATATTTGCCGTTGTGGCACACAGCACTGGCGCTTTTGTGTTCAATCCCTGGGCAATATTGTCAACATACTGCTTAGTTGCAAGCTGAAGCGCGCTTATTGGGTCTTGAGTCACCGCAACTGAAGTCAACCCACCAAGGGTTAAACTCGACGCACCAAGTGAAATTGCTGTCGTTCCTACTGTAATCGAACTGTTGGCCAACTGAGCGTTTGTTATCGTTCCGCTAAGAGCCGTTGTGGGTATCGTGCTTACCGCAGTGAACGCCGCTGTGCCATTACCGACCAGGTAACCGGTCAGCGTAGAGGCCCCTGTGCCGCCGTTAGCGACGTTTAAAGTGCCTCCTAGGGTCAAAGTACCAACTGTTGTGATCGGGCCGCCTGAGAGCGTTAAGCCCGTTGTACCGCCTGATCCTGATACGCTTGTTACTGTTCCAGTTCCGGCAATCGTAGACCAAATTGTTTGGTAATCTGTATTGTTTGCTTTTGTCAGCACTTGACCAGGTAAACCACCTGCAGCAACACCTGGTCCAACCGGACCCGTTGGTCCCGTTGCGCCTGTTGCGCCTGTCAATCCTGACGGTATCGTAAAGTTAAAAACCGCGGCGTTAGATGTGCCGGAGTTATTAACCATTGCGCCCGTGCCCGGTGCGCCTGTGTTAGTCGTGCCAATCGCGATCGTGGCCGCCGCTCCGGCTGCTCCTGCAGGGCCGGTAGGTCCTGTCGCGCCTGTCGCGCCTGTCGCGCCTGTCGGGCCTGTGGGCCCGGTTGCGCCAACTACCTGACCCGCATCCGTTGTGCCGCCCGTTGAATTGGTCAGTATTAAGTGGCCAGACCCGTTGATACTCGCAGATACATAACCCGGAATAGGACCAACAGATGAGTTTGTGCCATCACTGTAATAGAAAACTAAATTACTACCAACAAAACTAACACTGGTAATTAATTTACCAGGGGACACCGCATTCGCAATTTGATTAACTTGCGCTTGTTTTGTCACGCCATTTTGCACAACAGGAACTAACTCTGTTCCCGTAATTGTCGATGCGACTGGTAGTTGTGCTATGCTCTGATCAGCCATGCTGATATGCCTTTATATTTATTTCGTCAAGTCGCCTGAAGCGCCTGCCGTAGTAGATTGTTTTTGCGTCTGTGTAATAAATATCGAATTGCGATTTGGATTATTCGGAGAATTTTCTGTAACCAATTGATTGCCCCCAGTAGGACCAATTCCAATGTATTGATCTGGTCTTGGGAATCTCAATGCTATATTTTCAGTTTGGAGCGCAGGCAATCTCCAGGGGTCAAAATTGTCTAAATCGTCTTTGCAAACCCGCATTCCTGGGAAATTGGGGTCTGGCATTAGATCCACGTAAGGAAACTTGCGGCTGCATCTGTCGCATATTGCAACAGCAACAACGCTATTCCCCCGTGTATCTAAATACTTAGGCATTTACAGTACCGATGGTAATGCTTGGCCGTCGTTTTGAATCAAAAAGCCTTCAAGAGCAACACTAATTGCAGCAGTTCCAGTGCTTGTAGCACATTGAATCTGGATATCAGTTTTCTCTGCAAAAGGACGTGGCATTACTCGTTGTGCATGATAAAACTGAGTAAATGGAGACTGTTGAGTAACAGTCACAACGCCGGCTGAAGAAATGCTTTGGTTACGATATGTTACGTAGTTTGCGTTATTTCCGTTGTATGATGTATAACCATCAACACGGCTCAAGTAGAACGTATATCCTGCAGGTACAGTGTAAATACCGGCTTGTGTTTTTCCAATACCCGTATTAATTTGAGCGTACGTTGTTGTGTTTGTAACGTCTTTTAATGTAACCGCGCCAGAGGGATTGGTTGCACTACCAGTGTTAACAGACATGCTGTTGATACGGAAATATTGGTTTACTGTAGGCACAGCAGTTGCGCCATTAAGTGTCAGCACTTCTGAGATTTGTCTATAGTTGGCATCTAGGCCAATAATATTTATCTTTGCTGTATCGCCTGCACTTCCTGCCAAGTTCATAGTAATTGCTGTGCTTGGATAAGAATAAGCAGATGCAACTTCCCATAACGGTATAAAAGCCGTTGTTACTGAGGCCTGATAACCATAAATGTTTACAGTGCTGTGACCCATGATCTGGCTGCGTGCAACCTGAAGATCAAATGGCTCATACTGCCCCATCTTAGAAATAGACTCTAAGGCTGCAGGTATGTTTTGAAGATTTGTGACTAATGCCATAATTAATTCCTTATAATAAAAAGTTGGGGGTGATTAGCCCCCATAGGCAATTAATTAAGTATTTGTGTAGCCTTGACCGATGTTCGTGATAGAACCGTCATAGTTACGCGCTGTGTATTCAACAGAGAATACGCCGGCCAATGTACCAGTTACGCCAGAAGTTGTGCCAACTGTATAAGTGATAGTAGCGTCAGATGTACCAACGTTAGCAAGCAATGTTGCAACAGCCGCTGTAGCTGTGAAAGCTATTGTAATTACTCCACCAGTTGTTGTTGGTGTGATTGTTCCAACGGATGTTCCATTAACTGCCACAGTGATCACCATACCAGTAAAGGCTGAAGGCGCTGTTGTCTCAAACAATTTAATGTTGTTGATAATGGCACCGGCAGGAATTACGCAAGGATCAGGTGTAGTTGATGCGTTACCAGTTCCGTAAGTTGTGATCAGACCTGCAGCATTTACGCCGGAGAATGAATTTTGTTGGGATGCGTTTACTGCACCTGAATTGTCTGGTGCAATAACGCCGTTATTAGTGGCATTGTTGTACTTGTAGACGCGAATCGGTTGGTTAAAGGTTACTGACATTTTTATAGTTTCCTATCTAGAGGGTGTCCCACTCAGTCGCTAGATCGTAGCCCTGGGAAGCAGACAGGGCCCTGTTGGGGATTATTCTTCCTATTAATATTAATGCAAAATAGTTACGAAACACGCCCTAAAAACAAAACCCGCCATATAGGCGGGTCGTTTACAGCGTTAAGGATTACTCTTCGTCGTCTTCGTACTCTTCTTCATCCTCATAGAGTTCCCACTCTTCTGACTCTTCATCAAAATAGTACCACTCTTCCTCTTCTTCATCAAACCACCAGGCTGTGCCTTCGTCGTCATACTCTACGCCGTCATCTTCCTCATCATCAAAATCTTCAAAATCAATCTCAAATGTTGGGATTAGTGAATCTAAAAAATCTTGAACGAAAGTAAGGTCCAACTCAAAGGGCGATGTTATCGTCAATGAGATGCCATTTGTATCAATTGTGAAGTCCATTTAATTTCCTTATGTTATGGTTTAGTGACAATATACCCCATAAAGCGAAAAAGGCCCACCTTTTGGGTGAGCCCTTTAGTCTATAGAGACATTTTACAATCCGGCTGTACCGAATAGGTTACGTGCATCATGCCATCCTGTAGCATAACGCTCAGTGGCCTTATAGCGCATAGAATCAGTCTCGAAATCACCTTCCATGGATTTCTCCATTGGGCGGCGCATTACGAGCATGAGTCCGTTTTCTGCGTCAGTTTGAACGAACCATGCCTTACTGGAGCTCAAACGGGTCACAACGTGAGCACCTTTTGGTAGCATACCAGTAGACTTGATTGGGTTCAAATCGTTGTCTGCTGAACCTGAACGGAGTACAGACTTGAGGATAACCTCAGCCTGGAACTCGAGTGCAGGAGGAACAACCAACTGCTCTGCTTTCAGACGAATACGTTTACCGTTGTTGTCGATTGCAGAACGGATCTGAATAAGCATCTGTTCAACGGATGTTTGGCTCAAAGAAGCAGCAGTTGATAACTGGTTGCTGTATGATCCACCGTTAGCTACAGGGTGAGCTGTGTTGATCAGCGTTACGCCGTCACCACCAACATATCCTGAAGTGAACGCAAAGTTCAGAATGTTAGCACACAAAGTCTCTTTAGTTTCAATCATGGATTGAGCTAAGTGCTTTGCAAATGTTGAGCCGATACGAATGTGATCGCCGTCTTCCATCAACACTTTGGTCATAGCGTATGCCAAACCATAGATTTGATAGATGAAACGTGTGATGTACAATGTACCACCTTGATCGTAGCTCACTGGAGTGCCGTCAGGCATTGCAGGGGCTGCGTTCATACCATAGAGCATTACCTCTTCATGGTAGTTACGTGGGATACCTTGGATCTGTTCTACAAATCCTTTCCACTCGTCGTCACGTTGCTCGTAAACTCCATCAAAGACTTCGTTGATAATCGGTTCGACTACCGCACGAAAGTCCGTACTGCGCATTGGGGTTGCCATGGCTTATCCTTTCGTTAAATTATTAAACCGATACAGACGGAGCTGCGAAGGTATTGTTAGAGATTTGTACTTGAACGATTGTGTATGCATCGCCCCACTGGTTTGTGTTACCTGCGGGATATGCTGCCTCACGACCGAGTCCAACTACGCGAACTTGACCTTGGTTTCCTGTACCGACAGCAGTTGCTAGTAATGCTGTAGTAGAGAAACCTGCACCGCCTACACCGATAGCATAGCCATCAGTTACTGTAGATCCAGTTGTTGTGTCAAAGTTATATTCAGTACCGATAGCGGAAGAAGTAACAGAACCGTTACACTGAATTTCATATACGATTGCAGGATCAGAGAAAATCCAGAATACGATATTTGTAGATGCATCCAAAGTTGTCTTAGCAGCATACTTGGCTACGGATCTACGGCCGTCAGAGTTTGTATACTCAACACCGTTAAATACGCCAAATACTTTACCGCTAGAGGCAGTTTGGTTAGCAATTGTTAATTGGCCTGAGCTAGTAATAGCGACAGGTTGGAACTCATAGAATGATTGGCCGGTACTCAAAGAGTATGGAGCGCTGTAAGACGTTCCAGGGACGAATGTGTTAGTGCCGACGAAGGCAGTAGCACGATCCAATCCACTTGGATGGTATGCAGGCTTCAGACCAAAGGGTTGAAATGTTGCTGACATGGAGTCAATTTCCTTTGTTGTTGAAGATTATTAAGCAAAACGAATATTTTGATTATTCGCTCTTTGTGTTTCTTTCTCCATCTCCAGTAAACCGCCTTCAAGTAAGGAACGTCCGCCACGTTTGCTATCTGCCGTCTCACGCACTTGTGCAGTGATATTGCGTTGATGCTCAAGGGGGTCCTCGAGGTGCAACATGCGCATAACTTCTTGATATACGTCTTCTGGTAATTTAAAAAGAATCATCTCATTACAAGACACACAGCCTTCAAACTTGCCCGAACTCATCTTACCTAGCGACCCAAAGCCTGTTCCTAATTCGGCGGCTTTCACTGGTTCATAGCCCAACGCCATACGTTTGTCGATACTGTCATATGTATTAGTTGTTGACAACCAACACAAGTGATACCCTGGAATTGTCCCTCCAGGCATATCTGGTAGTGCACTATTTGCCCATTTGTCTCTGAACGCATCCAGGCGTTCGCGGCGTGCATGACTATCAGGATCCGTAATTAATTTACGGTCCGCTACTTCTTGGACTCGATCAGCAAGGCGATCATCTAAGTCCCGTTTAATTCTTGTATTTGCCATTTGGATTACCCTTTATTGTTACGGTCATACTGCGCGTACGCCCGGATCATTTTGTTTCGTTTCTCAACATTGTCCCACGCACCCGCGTCCTTAATGGCCTGAACTCTCTCACGACTCAGCGTGATTGTGTTTGGCTTGGCGCTAGTCTCGTTGGATACTCTACTAGAGGCTGTTGGGCCCGCTCTTCGAGTACTCGCCCCACCAAATTTTGTGTATCTGTGTGGCAAACGTGCTGATAGGCGATTGTCTAGCTCTGCCCAGTATTCGGAATCCGACGGATCCCATCCTTCTGCTGCAAGCTCTTGATCTACTACCTTGGCAATCCTACTGTCTGTATCTCTTGCTTGAGGGTCATACCATGAGTTTTTCTTTAGCCAAGAATTTGCATTTTCCTGAACCTCTGCCGCCATCGGTGTTGGTACATTCTGTGGCTGTTTTCTGGCTGCCTCAAGCTGTTGTTGTTTATAGTGTTGCATCTGGGCTAACCGCTGCTTTGCATCGGTCAACTGTTCCAAATACTCTACCTGAGCTGCTACGTCGTTTGCTTGCGCTGCTTGCAACATCTTCATTTTCGCGTACTCGACTCTAGTAGCTTCATCCTCTACTTGTTTGTCGATCTGCGAAAGTCTTAACGATGCTGCTCCGCTTTCTAAGCGTGCTAGTCGGTCTGCTAAATCTTGGTTGCGCTTCTCAAGGGAACTAATCTTGTGTTTGGCTGATACTTCACGCTGTTTTGCTAACTCTTTCTTGAGCCTGCGTTCTTCGCGTCGAGCCTCACGTATCTTTTCACGCTCATCATCTGACTCACCATGATCTTCGGCATGCTCGCCATCATCATGTTCACCTTCGTCAGAATCCTCGTGATCTTCTGTATTCTTTTCTTTTTCGAGATCTTTTTCAAACTCGTCTTGCTCGTGCGGCTCCACTTTTACAAGTGCTGAACCGTCGTCCTGTTCCTTGACAGGGATGTCTTTATCTTTTTCTGCCATACTTTTCTTTCAAAAGTTAATCTACAAACGCTTTCATTCTCTGGGCGTAGTCAAATGACTTAATCCTAGAAATGATCTCACGGGCCTGAACGGTAATGAACACAACTGGTGCTCCATCATCATCAGGGTTTACAACAAATCGGTCACCGCCGTACTTGATAGTTCTTACCAAGTCTCCCTCTTTACACCAGGGGCCTTCGGGCCAAGGTTCAAGAGTATCAGGGCTCTTGTATGCTAATGGTCCTATTTGGACTACTTTAGCTACCGTTTCGTTGAATCGTAACGTTTGTTTTGTCTCGTCTACCAGGATAATTCCACCTTTACTTGTGGTCTTTTCTCTGCGCAATTGAACGAGAACTCTATCGCCTGCAACCTCGATTCCGTGATCAATATCTGGAAAACATTCCTGCTCTGATCTTAAATCGGGCTCATCTTTCTTACTGAAGTCATATGCTGCCATTCGGCACACTCCTTAAAGCCATTCGGCTTATTCTTCTTCATCATCTTCCGTCAAAATGGAATTGATAATGTCGAGGGTCATTGTGAACCCCTCAATTCTGCCTATCAATCTCTGATAGTCTTCATATGAGTTGACATTAACGCCGGCCGTGACGGCTTCGGCCAGTTTTTGTTTCTCAATCGTAATCTGATTGATTGTTTCGTAAACTGGGTCTCTCATATAAATAATAATGCATTGGTTTTAATAACCCGCCCTAAATGCATACTTTTTTATCAATAAAAATTACCGTGCGGGATCTCGTTTAGGTTCTTACCTGGGCCGATTTTCTTACCTGGAGTCAGTTTTGCCTGGGCAGCCCCGATTTTCCAGTTGTTATCGCGGTGTGATCCGCCCTTGCCCTTGTCGATATCAGTTTTTGCTGTATCGCCTGCGTAGCCAGGTGTGCCAGTCATTTGATACGCTTTGCGAAAGCCTAGTTCTTTTTCCATTATTGTCCTTCAGTGGTTGGTTGTTGTGGTTGCGCCTGCATCTGTTCTAGCGCATGTTGATGCGCCTGATCGGCTTGTTGCATTGATTGTTGGTGATTCTGTGCTGACTGCTGAATCTGAACACCCTGCTGCGCTGCTTGTTGTGCCGCCTGCTGTGCTACCTGAGCTTGGTGTTGGAACGCTTGTTGCTGAATCTCTAGTCCGTGTTGATTGATATCCATTTGTGCCTGGTGTGACGCCTCTAAGGCTGTTTGGTTTTGTTCGTGTGCCATGGCCATCTGGTCGGCGGTCAGTCCGGCTTGAGCTGCAATCATAGCCACACGTTCGCGAGACGAGTTGTTGATGTCTGCCATGGCAATCTGTGTCGCATTACGTTGTGAATCGACCTGTGACTGCGTTGTATACTTAGCTTGTAAGTCCTGTACCTTTTGCTGCAACTCAGCTATCTTGATTTGATAGGCCTGTTGCTCTTTTTGCATTTCAAACTGTAAGTTCTGTTGAGCCTCTGACGCTTTACGCTGTGTCTCAGCCATCTGTGTCTTCAGAATCACTTGCGCCGTTGGATCTTGCGCTGCGGCCGCTTGCTGTTGAGCCTGCTGTGCCTGAGCAACTTTCTGAGCCAGTGCATTAACCTGCTGAGTAATTGTGGCCATGTTCTGCATAGCCTCTTCATTAACCATCTGAGACGCCAGTGCCAACGCCATCTGCGCATCTTGGTCAATTGGTTTCTCAGCATGCAAGTCAAGAATGTCTTTACCGCCCGCAGCCTGCGCAACATACGCGCGCATGGATTGTAGGTAGTGCAGTGTCAAGTGTTGCTTGATATGCTCTAAGGCATGTTGCGAGAATCCTGGTCCAATGACTGGACTTCCGCCGTATGCCGGATTGTTCGCATACTCTAAGTGCACCTTGATGTGTGCAATATGATCCTGGTCTGGGTAAGCCGCTGCAGGTCTTCCCATAGTCATTGATACGTTTTCTAGCGCAGGATTTGACTCTGTTGCGCCTAGTGGGTTCGGTAATACCTCTTCCATGTTCGGTATCTTTAACTGTCCAAGCACCCTGCGGTAGATTGAACGCAAATCAAACATGCCCGGAGGCGCTGTCGTTGCCATCTGTAACAGTGCCTGGTTTTGTGCCAGACGCTGTGTCTCGGAGAATATGTTGGGATCTGATACGGGGCGTACATCATTGTTGTACGCAAAGTCACGCACCTCAATCTCTTCACCGGACTCATTGTCCATCTCGTCCAGGTACCAGTGGTTGATACGTGATACGATCTTAAGTGACTTAGCCTGGGATCTGTGCAGTCTGGCGTGTATGCTAGAGAATACTTTGGCGCCTTGCTCAATTAACGCTTGTGTTGTGCCGACCGGCGTATTAGCATTTGCATCTGCAATCTTCTCTTCAGATGTTGTTACTACACCCTTAGCCGCATCAGTTAACCAACCAAGTAAGTTGTACAGCACGCTAGACGGTGCGTTGAACGGCATTGGCATGGCGATCTTACGGATGTCATCAACACCCGGAGCGCCTTCAATCTCCATTACCTGAGTAGGTTCAATTCTATCACTTTGTCCAGATATCCTTCCACCTTTGAGCTTAAGCATTGTCTGACTGTTGCTGATATGAGCAGCGTCAAGCAAAGCCCTAAGAGTGCCAGTAAGAGCAGCGGCGAGACCACCAATAAGATGAGGTAGTCCGATAGCGTAAGCGCCACGCCACGGAATGAATTTAAATTCCACATACCAGTCTAGTTTCTCTAGTTTTTCGTCATTCGCTTCCCAGTTCCTGCGTAGTGCCAGGACCTTAGAGCTTGACTCATCGATTGTTAAAATGTACGGTGCACGTTTGCCTTTAGAAATCTCATCATCTTGCAGTCTCAAGAAACATGTAATCTCATAAACACGACGCAAACCGTCAATGTTTGTAGATGGAATCTCTTTGCCTTCAATCTTATTATTGGCCTGCTCTGAACGTGTTTGTTCGTTCAACGGTGCATCAGATGAGTACGCAGAGTCAATATCTCTGTAGTCACCATTCTCAATACGTGTGAGGTATGTATCCTCAGTAATGTCTTGCACCTCAGTGACGCGCGAAGACGTGTAGAAGTTTGTGCTTGAGTATGGAAGCAGGATGTTATCAATTGGCACCCACTCACACATCGGACGCTTTTGCTCTGGATCAAAACGCCATTTCAAGAACTGTGAACCGCCTAGTGGCAACTGCGTTAGCAACTGCTCCATCTCATCACGGTACTCGGGAATCTGCTCCGTTAACTGCCAGTTCAGGAAGTTAACCTTGCGGTCCGCAATTTTTTCTTTATCTTGAGTCGCTACGCCCTTGATGCTCGACTTAACGATGCCTTCTGGCGGTAACAACTCTTTAGCAGAAGTGGCGCCGAAATCAACGCAGGCCTCTGCCATAACAGGATGGACGACTTTGGAGGCTCCGTCAAACGTGGCTCCTCCGGGCGCGTCTTTACCCAATCCAGTGCGACGAAGTCCTTCTTCGTACTGTTTATCTCTTTGCTTTCTTGACTCTTGATCTACGTCAATAAAATCTAAGTAGTCAGATGCCAATTTATCAAGGACAGACTCATCAATGTGGTCTGCCATGTTGGCATAAAAGTCTGGATCCTCTTGTGGACCCTTAGTTTCTTTTAAATTGATAACAACGGAACCGTCTTCAAGCTCAATGACTTCTTGTTCGGCTGTGTCCTCGTCGAGTCCAAACTCTTGCTCGTACTCTTTTATTTCTGAATCCTTTGCAATATCTTTCTCAGCCTGGTCTAACCCTGACTTGTTATTACCTGCTTGGATCGCTAATTTAGGTTGTGCCATTTGTTATTGATACTGTGGATTGTTTAATACGCTGAGTGCAGGCATTGCCTGCCTCTTAGCCAGTTCGGCTTTTTCGTTTGAATTTAATTCTGGACTGTATGTGGCAATTTGCCCCAACACAGACGCTTTCATAGGTGAATACACTTGCGCCAAGTCACTAAGTCCTTCTAATGCATGACCCCAATGGTGTGCCATTAACGCTTTTGCTGTATCGATTGCAGGCTCTATTGCGAATGCATGTCCCACGTGCGGGAGTGCTTTTTCCACAATACTTCCCTCGGCCATATGAACCGGTCCTCCGGTTGCCCTATTGATGTGGGGATCTCTGGGGTCATACGTTCCACGATTGCCAATAGCTGACTTAATCTGTCCCGGATCAAATAACCCAATGTTTTTATTACCTGATTCATTTACGTACATGCTGTCATGTCCAAGGTCCTTGACCGCTTGTTGAACATTTGGCTGCTCTAGTGTGTCCCAGTATCCGCCAGTTACATACTGCCGGATTAGTTTTTCATTTTCATCTGGCCCGAACAACTCATTCTCACGCATGTGATTCATCAAGTTATTAACGTGCTCAACCTTTTGATAATCAAACGGGTTCTTTGCCTGAACGTGCACCGGGTAAACCGTTGGTGCTGTTCCTTTTGTAACATCGCCGTTGACTTCTCTACCATACTGCTCTGCAAAGTCATTTGCAAATTTTGGATCTTTTGCTGCAAACGTCATGCCAGTCTTACCGCGGTTGGGATCAAACTGAGTAATCCCCTGCGCATGCAACTCTTTTCTCATCGGGTTCGCAACACTTGGCTCACCCCTAACTGTGTGCGGCGTACCGTGATACCAAACTTCCTTAATCTGACTTGGCTCTAAAAACTTTGCCTTGTTGATCGCATGCTCTGCAGCAGGCACCATCTCATTCATCGCCCACTTAACAACATTACCACCCTTAGCATACTGGAATTTTGGCGGTTCGTAATTGCCATAAATCATCGCGGCCGTCATCATTTCTGGTGACAGATTTTTGATAGCCCCGCCAGTGGCATGTCCTTGCACCCCGATAGATTGGGTATTATTTAATAGGCCAGTATCCAGTTGCGGTAAACCGGTTTCATCCATTAGGATCTGGCGGGGGCTTTTTATTAAGTCTATCATACTATTAATACTAATGCATTAATAGTTAGTGCTCCGCCCTATTGCGCGTAAGGGTTGGACATCTTCTTATTTAGTTGATCATCCACATAACTATAATCCCTGGGAGGCAGCATATCAAGCTGAATCCAACCAGAATCACGCAACACCCGTAATGCTTGAGAAAGTGAATCAACGTAGTCATCATGGCCTTTAGCCTCCGGAAAAGAACACACCTGCCGAATAAATCTTTTTGCCCATTCTGCAAACTCACCCTCTTTAACCCCATCTTCTGGTATATACACCTTACCCCGCGCAACTAACGGCGCAACAATGTTTAACCTCTGCACCTTATCTGCTTTACCCGGATTGTAGCTCCTTACAGGCACTCCAGAGCCCTGCAATTCTTGTATCAGGGATATACCTGCTGACTTGTCTTCCATGAGGATCAGATCGGCTTTACGGCCCTTGCCGAACGTATTGTCCGCACCGTATACCACCTCCTTAAAGTCATCGATCACTTTGCGCCGCAACTCTGGATACGCCAGGTGCGCGTCCCATGCGTCTAACAACACTATACATGTGCCCGCGTCTTGTTTCTCAAACACACCCCACACCGTACACGCTGTTGGGTCGTTCATTGTCTTTTCGCTTGTCGCTGGATCATAGCTGGCAATCACATACTCCAGGTTAGGCGTCGGCATATTTGATGGCCACATCCTAAACTGTTTCCGTTTTATGATACCAGTGCTCTCAGGATCCAGGATCTCACCATAGATCTCCTGCCGTCCCAAGTCTGTGCCTTCATACGTCTCTAACTGTTTGAAGAACGTATTAGACAAGTTAGCGCGGTTGTCATACGAGCTCGCGTTTACTACGTATACGTCTCCGCCAATCTTACCCTCGTTCAAATCCACAATAACTTCGAGCGGCTTAGGCGTTGTCGTAATGATCTGCTGCACGCGCGGTATGCGCGGATCCGTCAGACGCATCGTAAACTGGATACCGTCATACGCCTCGTCTATGTAGTCAAATGCGCACAATTCGTCCATCCACCCACCGTGAAATTGTTTTCCGCGATAGCGTTCGGGCTCTGAGGCCGGTATGCCCTGGATGATGGACCCGTTCTTTAGCGTAATCTCAAACAGCGACTTGTTGTAGTCCTTGATCAGCGACGGGGGTATGATATTCAGCAGGCCTGAATCCCCTTCAAAACACGTTGCACGTATATCATTCGACGTTGGCGCCGTCACCAACCACCTGGTACCATCGTACTTCCAGGCTCTTATGCCAATCCAGTGCGATGCAGTGTGCGTTTTACCTGATCCGCGACCGGCAAGCATTAAAAACGTGTCATATTGTCCATCATCGGGGTCTTTTTGATGCGGTAATGCAGTTAATGCCCACTTTACCTGCCATATTGCAGCGTCTAACTGCATTTTTGGCCAATGCGCATGTGTTTTTGCAAAATCTGCTAAGATTTTTTCTTGTTTTTGTGTTAGAGGCATGGTATAAAGCCTTCTCCAATTAAAATTGAACTGTCTGGGTTGTCCGTTTCAATATGTACACACATTTCGGACGGGATTTTTACGATTTTGGTGATGTATCTCCTTGCGTTATGCACTCGGATGGGCGGAGAGGCCTGATTTTCGATTAATTTATGCCTCGTCCTAAAAGTTAACGTATAATTTTTAAGCTGTTCGTTCAAAAGTAGCTTGCTTTTGTTGCCAAGTGACTCAACTAACCCCTGAATTTGTAACACAGTACCGTAATGATAGTCTGTAATCCTGAACTGGTCCTTCTTTGGGTTGTATTGATTCGGCTTGCCCTGCACAATTCCTTTCAATAACTCCATTCGCTGCTCGTGACTGGCCAACAAGTAATTGTTTGGGATCTTTGTTATAACATCTGGAAAGAATTGGCTTGCAATACTTGGCTCGGTTGAGAATTCTCGTTTGCCATTTTGCATCTTGTAACCTGGAACTATTGTGTACCCGTGTTCTTTAAATGCATCGGTATCCACACCATTGGGTGTTAGCATTGTTCCGTTCGGCCGTCTGTTCATGTACCAGAATCCAAAGATCCAAGGCGGCACCGGTAAGAACTGATGCGGTAACTCCAAGGGCTTAGATGTCGGCACAGAATAGATTAAACGGTCCCTGTGGTCCCTTAGCGGCGTGTCCAGATGTTCGCCCACCATGAACGGCGTAAGCGGTCTGCGAAACTGGTACTTACCTTGGTACTGATACGTTCGCTGTCTGTACTTTGGTGTCTCCATGGGTAGTCCCAGTTTGAGATCACCACATACGGATAGGTTATCGTTGAAGGTAACTTCGTAGCACTGGGGAGGACGATACAGTTGAACCAACTCCACTCTTGCCAGTTGTCCCTGTTTGGTAAATACATAATCGCCTTTTTGAATAGTGCCCGCTAACTTCCAATAGTCTAGCGTCAACACCTTTTGCGTTATAGTGAATGCCATCTCTGCGTTTCAGCTTGGTATAGTGAGGTGAAGAAACTCAAACACTTTTTCATCTCCGCTGTCTAGCATCTCACGTAAGTCCTCTAAGGAAATCGTTGGCTCTTGTCTCAGCTCCTTAATCAGCTTGTAGTAATCCGCCTTTGCTTTTGGGCGGCTCTTAAAATATTTTGACGCGTTTGGCGGCAATCTGTCAGATCGGCGAACATATGCGCGGCGTTGTATATTTGCGTTGTTGCGTAGCTGCTTTGCCATAGACTCGGGTGTTATCCAGATCTCCTTAAAAAATCCGTCCCGCTTCAGCTCTTTGGTGTAGGCAAAGAAAAGTTTATTATCCTTGGCACGGGTATCGTGACGTGAAAATTCTTTTTGGGTAATTGGGTTAATTCTTTTCATTGCAGGTTCCTGTTTTGTATAACTATATTAATACACATATATTGAGACGACGCCCTTTTATTTGCGTTTCAGCCTAGTATAGTGATGGGAGTATGGGTATTTTTTGACGTTTTTTGTTTGCCTAAGTATACCTGACATATGTGTCGGCTGCAAACCCAATGGTGACGGGGGTTTCCAGGTATCATGATGCCAGTACCAGTAGTACCCCTTACTTACGTTATTTTTTAATTTTTTAAAAAAATATAAAACGTAGTGGCAGGTAAAGTGAAATAGACCCATACTACTGGTACTGCCGTCACTATACCTAATCCACTATGTTTCAAAAAATATAAAAAATTATACAAGTTTTGTACATACTACCAAGAAATTTAAACGAGCTTGGGTTTTGTGGGGCCCCCGGGGACGTCGCCCCGGATGGTACCTAAAAGGGAGGGTGACTTAAGCAAGAAACGGGCCACACAGGAGGGTCGGCCTCGGTTTCGCGTGCCTAGCAAGAACTATGCCACACAGCCTGGCACGCAAATTGCTTTGGCCCTAACAGGCACGAACCTTGCTAGGGTAGCAAGATCTGTGCCACACAGCCTGGCACGCTATGTGCTTGCAAGCAAGGACCATGCCACCACATAGGCACGCACCTTGCTAGGGTAGCAACTATCGTGCCACACAGCCTGGCATGCATCTTGCTACACCACCAACCTGGCATAGTATATGCGAGCATGCAAGAATCGTGCCAACACAGCACCCAACCAAGCAGGCTATAAGGCCCTACAAGCGCCTAACGTAATAGGCCACACCGCGGTATCACCTCGCACCCGATCGAGGCGTGGCGGTATGCCTGTGAGGCTTTAAAGCACCAATGCGTACGCGAGGGAAGCAGGTCGCAGTGGCGCCCCACACACCCAGACTACAAATCAACAGCAACCCCATCTCCCGAGTGAGCGCGTATCGCGTCGCACAGCATGAGCAGGTGCGTGACGCCGTACTCGTTGAGTGCTGAGTTGACAGAGTGCAGGACCAGGCGCGTGTTCTCTGGCGTGTAATCCTTACAGCGATTGTCGATGCGGTCCAAACTGGGGGCGAACGGGTGAGCGCTGTGCTCCGCTGTAGCGCTGAGGCTAAACGGCAGGCCGGTGAGGGCGCAGTGCCCGCGCTCGATCCGGCTAGCGATCCAGTCAACGTCAATTGTCACAGTTGCGCCCGAGCGTTTGGCGCGAGCGCGTGCATTGTTGAGTAGCACATAGGCTCGGCCCTTGGCAGTTGCCCTCGAGCGCGCCTGGCGTGTGGTTCGTGATTGAGTCATGGCAATAATAATGCAACGAAAGTACTCAAACGCCCATAGAGGCCTTTTAAGGCCCCTAGGAGCGTTCAAATAGGTATAGTGA